TTGCCAACCTCAACACCCCATACAATGCGCCCGTATCGGCCTCCAGAGGCTTCTGAGTGGGCACTGAGACCCAGCCTGTGCGTGTGACCTGACACGATTGACTTACCCATGCGCATTGCGCCATTTAAGGCGGTCTGGCCTGGCTTGTTTGATAGTGGGAAAGCATCGCCGTGGCATGTGTGCCAACCAGGAGCAAAGTCAAAGCCGTTAGGGTGGTAGCGGATGCCAGCCTTGTCGTAGCCCATGAACTTGTCATAGCGCAATTCAGGCAGATTCATAAATGCTGGCAGTCTGCGAGATAGTGACTTATAGACTCTTGCTCCATGATTAGAGCCAACTACATCAGTAACGCCAAGGTATTCAAGAATCTCTAAAGTTAGTTTACGATCTTCATCTATATTGCCCTCGACCTCTTGCCACGGTTGGGCAAAGCCTCCGAGCTGCGGAAGGTCAATCTCATCACCTATGCAGATAGTTTGGTGAGGCTTGTAGTCTCTAAGAAACTTTCCTAGATTCTTGACTGCTTCTTCATGAAAGAAAGGGGCTTGAATATCTGAAATCCAGGCAATTCTCTTGACTGTCATTAGTCCTCGTCATCGTCCTCATAGGGGATATTGTCGATTCGATTAGGTAAGTTAGGGATAATCCAATCAGGAAAGGAATCACGATCACCAAGAATCCAAAAGGCATGAGTCTCTGAAAAACCTGCCTTGCGTAGTGACTTGTAATACTCATTCAATGCTATTGCATAAGCGTCAAGAGCTGTATAAGTCTCTAAGTCTATGGTTGGACGTTTCCTTGCCATGAGATAAGTGTTACTTACCTAACATCTCAATAATGGTATCGACACGCGTTTCAAGGCGATTGACCTGATCCTTAATACTTGAGCCGCCGTTAGGCTTTAGCTCTGTCAGGTAGTGCTTAATCATGAATTGCGTGTATGAAGCCACACCACCAAGAACAGTGACAACACCCACAGCCCAAGCAGCATAATCTACCGCGCTCATTTTTTGGGAGTTGCGTAACCAAATATGCCCGCGACTAGAGAGCCAAGAATTGCGCGGTAGTCCAGAGCAAAGTTAGAGGTAGTACCCCAGACTGCCAAGAAAGCGCCTACTGACATAACGTACGGATTCTTCATGTTCATTTATTCTCCTGTGAGTAGTGGGATTTGAAATGGTGAGCCATCTTTATCGCCCTTGCTCGTAAAGCTGCAGTGCAAGTGATGGCGGTGCTGATTGCTCCCCACAAATTTACGCCAAGCCCAAGACTTCTTCGGGCTGGCAATAAAGCCATCAAATATGATGTAGGAAATTCTGCCACCGTCTGCTTTAGATTTGGCAAGTTCGCGTAATTGGTCTGCAAGGTAAGGCATTTCGTCTGGCTTTGGTAGTCCATGTAAATCCCTGTCAAGGTCAAGCCCTCTGACGACTCCAGAATCCTTTGTAGGTATATGGTCTGAAACGCCACCAGCGAGATGACGTGCATCGGCAATCCAGCCGTCGCTACGTTTGTCTCTCTCAGGGTAAGCCGCATTAATGGAATCTCTCAAAGTTACGCCAGCAGCACAAAGCCAGGGTTTCACGCTAGGAGAAGCTTCGCTTCGTCTGCAGTAATACCAAGCTTCTCAAGAAGTGCAGCTTTAGAAACTTCAACCTCTAGGTCATCTGCCTGTGACTTTGCTATTGCAGCAAGGTCTTTGTCTCGCTGCTCCATTTCTTCATCTGTAAATGGCAAGAAGAACTCTTCTCCTGTTTCGCAGTTAATTTCGTGACGTGTTGGTCGTGTTGTCATTAGTTTTCTCCGTATAAGTAAAGAGTTCCGCCGCGCCAGTTGACGCCTTGCTCTGTGTATAAATCAATTCTTGAAACTGCCGTTGAATTTGTCCAACGACCTTGACCTTCAACAAAATAACCTTGTGTGTTTCCAGAGCGTCCGACATTCCAATAAACGCCCTTTGTCGCAGAATTTGCATAATTTGGAAACACCAAGTTGATATCTGTGTGATACTCATCACTATCGCCAGACATTCCCATTGTGTTAGTGAACGCACCAGTATTCCAAGAGGAATCACTTGCCGAACCTGAGTGTGTGACTGTACTGCTGTTATTAGTCTTAAAAGAATTCCATTGATAAACACCAGTTGAACTGTTATTTACTCTGATGTACATGCCTTGCGCGGTATTGCTGTTCACGTTGATTTGACGACCAACTAGGTAAAGATTTTTATATGAACTGCTGATAGAGTTAAATGTAATTGTTGAGGAAGTATTGTTAATTGTTGCTGTTGCAAGAAGTGTAATTCCACCCCCAGCTGATGGGGTAGCCCATGAAACTCCTGTTGCAGCTGTCGAGTCTGCTGTAAGAACCTGCCCGTTTGTGCCTACTCCTACGCGAGCGTTTGTAGTCGAGTAGCCCCATACATCGCCCTTCGTTGTAAGAGGTGATGAAAGTCCACCGCCACCGACTGCAACCCATGCTGATCCTGAGTAAGTCTGTACCGCGTCTGTATCTTTGAGGTAGCAAGCGTTGCCCTCTTGAGGACTTGTAACTGCTGCGTCTCTAGCAGTTGCATTGGCAAATACCCAGATGCCTTGCATGAGATAGCCGTTGGTATCGGCTGCGGTCAGGACGTCACCTGTCGCAAATGTCTTAAATCCTTGTCCTGCTGCCATGATTCTCCTAGTATCCCAATGTATTAGTGCCGATTATACCGTAATACGAACTATTCAGAATGAAAGCGTCTGCTATCGGTTCTAAAGTCGTAATAATGCAGGTCATCTTGTTTGGCGTGATAGACCAATTTACGCCTTGGTATTGCAGGTTCTTGACAATAGTTGAGCCGTCTGGCTGGATATTGGTAATAAGTAAATTGTCAAAGAAGTCCAAGCCAATCATTGTATCGGTTGGCACCGCTGTGTCTAAGAGATCAACTGTCATCTCGTCAATGCGGATAGTTGTCTCTTGACGGGTAGCCACATATTCTGCCGCTATATTGGCAACGATGGTATCTGTCTCAGCTACAAGGTCTGTCTGTGTGACCGAGTGAGGGAAGTATTTGTCAATAGAAGTCTGATTCGTAGCAACCTGAACTGTGCCCCCTACGCGACCAAGGTTGGCTTGGTTAATAATAAGTTTGTCATCAAAAGCATATTTGAGGTTCTTGTAAGGAATCCCACCAGTTTGGTTGAAAGCTGTAGGGGAATTGGCTAAAGAACCCATAACTTGCGCTCTGGACTTGAAGATTGCTGTGCCTGAGCCGTCCATATAGAACGCGCCTGTCTCAGAGAACTCTGCGTTCTTGAGGGCTTGAAGGCTTGTGCGGTTGGTTGCAGGGTCTGCAATACAAGTATTAGCACCTGTTGCGACTGTGCGCATTGAGGAAGGGAATGAGACTTGATCTAGTATCTTGCCAATGCGTGTGCCTGTTGTCTGTCCTGTACCTGAGTCTGTGATGGTATTGACGTTAGCCATATTGAATAAGCGAAAAGCATCTTGGCAAACGATATCTACATAGCCAGTTTCTTGATTGACTGGATAAGTATAACGGTACTCGATTGCATAGCCTGAAAATAAGAACTTTGACGCGGTTGCAGTTGTTGCAGAGACACGCAACTTGCGCAATGGTACAAGATATCCATAATAAGGGCTTGCTGTGTTCTGAGGGTTAAAGTAACTAAGAGGGTCTAAGACTCTGACTGTGCATTGTCCTGCTTCATACTGGTCACGCTGAATATTGCGTCCACGAGTAATGCTGATTTCATAGACGTTAGGAGTTAAATCAACAATAGGATCATTGCCTGAGGCTTCTGCTCCAAGAAGGGCTGTACCAATAATGCCATTTTTTGTGTCGCCAAGGACAAGACCTTGAAATCCAAAGGTTGCGCCGTTTGAGAAGTCGAAAGATACGGCTATCTGCGCTGGGAGTGCCATTAGCCGAACATACCTGCAATTCTACCAATCTGAGATGGCGAACCTGAAAGGCTTGAAAGTTGCGCTCCTGCTAGGACTTGGTCAATGAGTTGTTGCTCGCGGATTACGTTGCCTTGGACTTGCACGTTGATGATGGTGTCCCCACCACCTGTTTGCATACCGTATGAAGGGAAGTCCACATTGCTTGCTTGGTTAGCAATAGAGCCAGCGTAGTCTCCATAACCTGCTACAACGCCGATAGCAGCCAGTTCTGGTGCTAAACCTGCTGGAGCATAGGTTGAGGGTGTGGTCATTGTAAGAGCATTTAACTTCTTCTGGAAATCAAGAATCCATTGATCTAAATAACCAAAGGGATTTTTAGCATCTGGAATGGATAAGAAGTATTGATAGAGCTTGCCTGTTGAGTCCTGCGCCATAAGAATATCTTTGGTCAGTTTGCTAGCAAGATCAGCATTGCCGTTAAGAATTGCTGCCTGAGCCTCCAGGCGAGTTTTGTCCTCTGCTGAGATATTGCCCTTAAGCGCAGCAATAATCTGAATCTGTTCTAGGTCAAAGACTGAACCAGCCTTCTTTAATGCCGCTTGCTTCTTTTGCTCGTCTGTAAGTTTTTTAGCAGCGCTTAACTGTGCTTTGTAAAGTGCTGCTTGTTGTTTTTCAATAATTTTAAGTCTTGCATCATTAGCCATAGAACTACGAAATAGTTCTTCTCCTGGCTTTGCTGCTGGGGCTGTTGCAGTTTTGGCACTGCCTACGCCAAAGTATGCTTGACCAAAGGCTGTAAAGGCATTGTTAAATAATTTAGCAGCTTCTACAAGTCCAACACCAAAAGCGTCTATCACGCCGCCTAGACGCTTTGCTCCAGAAGAAGTATCCCCGTTAGCACCTGCAAGAGTGAATAAAGCCTTGCCAGCATTTTCTTGAAGATTCTGGTAAGCAAGAGAAAGAATCCCTAACTGACCTGCATAAGTTGTAAGGTAAGCTGCGTTTGAGCCTTGGAACTTTGTGTTGAGAATATCTTGGATTTCAGAGAATGACTTGGTTTTAAGTTCTGCGTCTGTAAGACCAAGAGAATACTTCTTGAGAGATTTGGTATTGCCATAATATGCCTTTGTTAAATCCTCAGCAACGCTGCCTAGTGATTCAGTTGATCCTCTTGAGACTTCGATGGCAGTGCCCAGAATGGACTGAGATTTAGCAAGTGAACCAGTCTGCTGGAGCAATCGTTGAAAGGCTGGGCGAAGTTCATCATCTGCAACTTGAGCAGATTTCTCTAGGTTGGAGATGTAGTCAGTAATATAAGGATTAGCAAACTCAAGTCCAAGATTCTTGACTGCCATTGAAAGTTTTGTTGCAGCTAGTTCGTCAGCTATGAAAGCCTTGACGGAAGTCTTTGCAAAGGCAGCAGCTTGATATACAGCAAAAGCAGCTCCAAGACCTTTAACGGTACGTTGCAGTTTGCCTATTGCCTTGGCACTTTGGTTAATGCCAGAACCCTCAAAGAAGGTGGCAATTCTAATTGCTAGATCGGTTGCAGCCATTAGACTTTATCCCTTACCTTGAATGTTTTTCCGCCTAAAGCACTGGTCTTAACAACTACGTTATTATTAGCAGTCTGGATAGCTTTAACAACTGCTGCTGTAGTTCTGCCTTGATCCTCAGCCCATGCTCTAAACATAAGGCGACCTTTGGTTTTACGGCTTCTGCGTCCTGGACTATTGGACTGTTGAGAATCAACCAACGGCGGCATTGCGTCAATAAATTGACGACCAGCATTAGGATTCCATGAACGGTTATTTGACTTGCCAGTTGCGCGAGTTCCTGTGGTTTTTACTCCACCTGGATAATAAATATAACTTCCACCACCAGGAGCTTGACCTTGCGGATTCTTGCGTCCAGCAGTTTCGTAGATTGCTCCTGCTGCCGACTTATTAAAGATTTGAGCAAGAGTTCTAAAGCCACGTTTATTTGGCTTGGAAATCGCCGTGCTGTAACCCAGACCCTTTTTTATTTTGTCTGAATCAAAAGCACGATATTCCCACTCGCCTACTTCATTAGCCCAACCACTCAAAGGTGATTCTGCTGGGACGAAGCCACGCGCACGGGTGACTACTTTGCGAAGATGCCCAGCGATTTCTTTCTGGGTTTCTTTGGCTAATTCTGGAGCGTAGTCGTTAAGAGCTTTACGAAGTACGCCTGCGCCTTGCAGTTCTACTGGCATCGCTTCGCTCCTTCGCTAAATCCTTAAGCACATCTACATGTGCCTTGAAAGCCATTGGAGATAGTTCCACAATGGTTTGGAAGGGAACTCCATACTCGTAACTCAATCGAGCTGCGAGATAGGTGAGGGAGTTCCGATCTACCCTAAAGGGTCAGACTCTAAGACCTCAACTGACTTGAGAGTCTCAAGGAATGATTCCCCGAAAGGTTTGACTGTTTCACCCGAACGTCTAATTGATTCCCAGCACAGCCAATAAACGTCTGACTGCTTCTGATCTTCAATCAAGGCTTTGTGAAAGCCCTTCTTGGCGTATTGCTCGAAGGCGTATTCAATCAGTGGAGTAATCTCGTACTCTGTTACTGAGTTGTCTG